CAACCAACTTGGTAAACGCCATCCTGCAATACCTTGGAACACGCCCATACACTGAAGTCTTTCAGGTCATAGAGGCTATCCAAAAGGAAGCCAAAGACCAAGCCACGGCACCAACTGCGGAATGACTAATGGAAACTACAGAAACGAAGCTCGCCGTGCATGAGGCCGTTTGCGCTGAACGCTATCGCAACATCGAAGATGCGATGGACCGGGGCAAGACTCGCATGCGCACCATCGAGATACAGCTCTACATCGTGATTGCTGCCGTACTCTTCGGCCCAGGTGTGGCCGCTGATTTCGTAAAGAAAATCCTGGGGCTGTAACGATGTGGACCCCATATCGCTGTGCCTCCTTGCCGCCGGGCTAGTTAAGCAAATCCAGGCTGGGTGCGACCTGTATCGTGAGGCGAAAACCCAGTTCATCCAGGTAAAGAAAACAGCAGACGAGGTCATAGCGATCGGCAAGGAGGCCAAGGGCTTCTTTGCCAAGCTGGTGCAGTTCTTCAGTCCTGCGCCAGCAAAGGCTGCAAGTCCTGCCCCGACCAAGGTTGCGGCAAAGAAGAAAGAGCAGTTTGTCGATGTCGACGAGCAGCAGATTTTGAACGATGTCGTGGCCAGGCTCATCGAGTTCTTCCACCTCCAGGAGCAGCTCGAGGCTCACATACGCGAGGAGGAAGAAAAGTCTCGGACCGTGTACGACCCCAACGCCAACCTCATGGAGGCGGCGATTAAGAGGGTCAGGGCGCAAGACCAGATGGACCAGCTCGTTGTCACCATAAGAGAGGCGATGACCTGGAACGCTCCGCCGGAGCTTGGGGCCCTGTACAGCAAGGTATTCGAGATGCGTGAAATTGTCGGCGCTGAGCAAGAAGCTGCCAGGCTGGCACAGGAGGCAATCGCCAAAAGGAAACGATGGCAACGTCAGCAAAGGGAAGCCGACCTCAACCTAAAAATCGGAGCAAGCCTCCTGACTTTGGCTCTTATCGGATACCTGTGGCTGTGGCTCCTGTGGCTGAAACAAGCGAGGATACTTTAATGGGCGTGTTGGGCTGGGTTCTCGCTGTAATTCTCGTGGCGTTCTTGCTGCCAATGCTTGGCTTTTTGTACCTGGACATCCTTGAGGTTAAGCACCAGGCCAAGGTCCAGCTGGAGCAGGTTCAAAAACTTAGACGCGAAATTGAAAAACAAAGGCGCGATGATAAGAAGCCCGAGAGCTTTCTTGACAACCCACTGTTTGACCGAAGGAGTAAACGTGAATATCTTTGAGATATGGATTTTGTCCGTTTTGCTGGTGCTGGCAACTGGATGCGAAGAGCGTTTTCGCTACCCATGCCAAAACCCTAAGAACTGGGAAACTGCCGAGTGCAAAGCCCCCATTTGCACTGCCACTGGCACATGCCCTGACCAACTCACTAAACCTGAACTGGAGAAAAAGTAATGCCTACAGTCGTAATGAATCCAAAGCAACGCCTGAGTGTTGAAGAGATCGAAGTCCGTGTCTGGGCCTTCGTCATCACCGCCCTGATGATTATTCTTTTAGGTTCGGTTGCCATGTTCCTCTACAGCGTCAGCTTCGTGACTCAACCCATGGCGGGCATGGCACCCATCGACAAGGTGTACACGCAGCAAATCTCAACCATTATGGTTTTCATCACCGGAGTGTTGGGTGGCGTTGCCGGTCGTTCAGGCTCTAAAGCAGTGGCCAATGCCATTGCCAAGGCCGAAGCAAATGACGATGACGAGCCACCTGCAAGAGGCGCAAAAGAATGAGCCTGTTCAACCCATACGTTCTGCTAGGCGTCGTCCTGGCCATCTTGGCCAGCTTTGGTAGCGGCTACTACAAGGGCGGTCAAGACGAGTTTGCCAAGCAGCAAATGGAGATTGCCCGGCTAAATGAAGAGGCACGGGTCAAAGAGCAGGCGCTTGTCGTTGCTGTTCAAAACCAAACCAATCAACTTGTAAAGGCTGAAAACAATGCAAAACTTGCTATTCAAAAGCGCAACTCTGATATTGATTCTGGCGCTCTCAAGCTGCGGATTCCTGTCAAAGCAGCCTCCTGCCCAGCCCTACCGGCCCCCGCAGATACCCCCGCTCCCGCCGGAGATAGCGTTCAAACAACAGCCGAACTTGACTCAACGACTGCTCGACTTATTGTCGCCATCACCGACCAAGGAGACTCCAACACCCGACAGCTCAACGCCTGCATCGACGCATACAACACCGTCTACCAAACCTTAAAGGGGGCGCAATGACAATTTACATCCCGCTCTTGTACATTTGCATGGCATCGGAGTGTGGGTTTTTTCAGTCAGAGATTTACACTTTGGATGAGCAAAAATGCCTCCAAGAAATTACTCAAAGAAAAAGTGAATTAGTCAAGCAAGGTAGGACCGTTGAAGCAATTTGTATAGACATGAAACTTGAAACGCAAGGAAATATAAATGACCTCAGAACAACTGGCCCAAGCACTTAAACTAACGCCTGTAAAGGCAGAGGAGTGGATCGATGCAATCAATGAAACCTGTGATCGTTTTGACATATCAACGCCTGAAAGACAAGCTTGTTTCTTGGGCCAATGCGCTCACGAAAGCGGTGGGTTCTCTGCTCTCCAAGAAAACCTGAACTACAAACAAGAGAGCCTGTGCAAGGTTTGGCCAAAGCGTTTCCCCAGCATTGAGGACGCAGAGCCTTACCACAAGCAGCCACAGAAGATTGCCAACAAGGTGTATGCCTCACGTATGGGCAACGGCGATGAGGGCTCAGGCGAAGGCTGGAAGTACCGTGGTAGGGGTCTAATCCAATTGACCGGCAAAGACAACTACCGCGCGTGCGGCGAGGCCCTTGACGTTGATCTACTGGAAAACCCTGACCTGGTGGCCACGCCCCAGTACGCGGCTTTGTCTGCTGGTTGGTTCTGGGACAAGAACCGCCTCAACGCATACGCCGACAAAAACGACATGCAGGGCCTGACCAAGAAGATCAATGGCGGCACCCATGGCATCGAAGACCGCATCGCGCGTACCCAGCTTGCGCTGGATACCCTGATGGCATAAAATCTTTGTAGGGACCTCACGTCCGCAGAAAGCCGCTTTCGAGCGGCTTTTTCTTTTGGAGCACACATGGCAACAGCAGCAAATCCTTTTGACATTCAGACCGGGAAAACCACCGGCGGCACGCTCACGCCCGGGACGGCCACCACTGCTGCACAGTTTGACCCGGTCCAGCGTCAAGTTGATGCGGCCAAAGAAACAACAGCTGGCCAGTTGCAAGGCATCATGGCTGAGGACAGCCCGCTGATGCAGCAGGCCCGCGCACAGGCCAAGCAGGGTATGGCTGCCCGGGGTTTGCTCAACAGCTCTATGGCCCAGGGAGCGGGCGTAGCGGCCATGCTGGAACGCGCCACACCGATAGCAGCAGCCGATGCAGGCACCTACTTCAACCAAGCCCAAACCAACCAACAGGCAGTCAACACCGGCGGCCAGTTCAATGTCGGCCAGCAAAACACGTTTGGCTTGCAAAGAGGTGCCCAGACTTTTGCCACAGGCGAGCGCGAAGCCGGTCAGTCATTTACTGCTGGCCAAGCTGGCTTGGAGCGCGAACAGCAGTCCAAGTTACAAACTGCACAGCAGACTTTTGCTGGCGCTCAATCTAGCTTAGACCGCGCACAGCAGCTTGTACTTACCGACAAAAGCATCGAGGCTCAAAACGCTTTACAAAGAGCACAACAAGACTTTGCAGCTGCTCAGTCCGGCCTGGACCGGGCGCAGCAGACCGCATTGCAAACCGGCCAACAGACATTCACCGCTGGCCAGACGGCCTTGGAGCGCGGACAACAAACGACCATGCTCAAAGCGCAGCAAGACTTTACAAGCGCACAGTCAGCCCTTGATCGAGCACAGCAGGTTTCGCTTACTGACAAGAGCATCACGGCCCAATCTAACCTGCAAACAGCCCAACAAAACTTTCAAGCTGCTCAAGCTGCCTTGGACCGTACCCAACAAGAAACCTTGCAAAACGATCAACAGGCTGCGGCCTTGGAGCAAATCGGATTCAAGGCCAAGGTCGACTTGCAAAACATCCCAACCGCGTTTGCTGCCAACATTACCAACACCACCATGAACGGCGTCAACGCAATCATGGCCGATGGCAACATGACCGCAGATGCCAAGAAGGGGGCCATCACCAATTTGATTACCTACGCAAACGCGCAGGTAGATTGGGCAAATAAGTTTTATAGTGCAGCCATTCCCCCAATCAGACAACCCGCATGATCTACCGCAAAGCCAAACTAGAAGACGTCCCGGCCATCGTAGAGTTGGCCGTTATCTCTGTGTCAAACGATCCGCTTCCGGTCAAGATCGACAAGCTGTCGATGTCTGACACGGCCAAGGTGTGTTTAAACCCGGCCCACTTCTTGTGGGTTGCCGAAGACGAGGACGGCAAGATCGTTGCCGCGTTTGCAGCTTGCGTGCAAAAGAGTTTTTGGTTTGAGCGCATGCAGTGCTCGGTGCTTCTGTACTACGCAACCGTCAAGGGTGCTGGCCTTCCATTGATCCGTGAGTTTGCCAAGTGGGTCAAAAGCAGATCGGCAATTAAGTTGGCAATCATTGAGTTAGAGCCTGGCGCAGACCCGCGCTTGGCAAGGTTTATTAAACGTCTTGGGTTCTCCCGTGAGTCCATGAATCTCTGTTACGTAAGAGGAGTTCCAACATGAGTAAAGCAGTTAAAGCAGTCGGCAACGCCGTCGGCAGCGTCGTCAACGGTGCAGTAAAGGCCGTGTCTAACGTCGCCAAGGGCGTTGGTAATTTAGCCAAAGAAATTGCCAGCTCCAAGTTGGGCAAAGCCGTGCTGATCGCAG